TCTTGTGATACTTTTCTTTTATCATATTTCAATTTTTTAACCATACCTTCAAACCAAGAAGAACAAGGTTTATAACCTGAATCCATTATCAACTTGAGTTCCTCAAAATTTCTTTCTTCAAATGGTATAGTTTCCCAACTAATAATTTCATCTTTAGGATATTCTTCTTTGTTTAGAAGGTAGTGAATAGTATCTTGAGTTTTAACTAAAAATAAATCTTTTGTATATCTTGGGTCTCTGTACCAAAACATTTCAGATATTTTGAAATCATTCATATTTCTATGTGCCTGATTATATATTTCATAATAAATTGGGTCATAACCATTTGGTGTTGACACCACAATAACTTTACCACCAGTAGAAAGTGAGGCCATACAAGCTGCCCAGAAGTCAGAATCTGCATCAATGAACGCAGCTTCATCAAATACAAGAATTGTTGGTGTGAAACCACGTAGGGCATCCTTAGAGGTAGCAACAGCTTTTACCTCACAACCATTATTTGTTTTATAGTGTTTTTGTGAATTTTTATCACTTGAAAAATCAATACCAACCCAAGATGGCCATTGTCCAATAAACATCCTGATTTTATTGGCCATTTCCATAGAAGTATCTAGTTTATTTGCGATAATCAAAATCTTTTCAGGTTTTGTTTTTTTAGCAAACGCTATTCTTTTAGATATCCATGCTGCCGTAACTGTTGATACTCCTGCTTGCCTGTACTTCAAAGCAATATTTTCATTGTATTCCTCGTAGTCATTTAATAATGATATTTGGTCAGGAAACAACTCTAGTGGGACATATTTTGAAACTGTGTTGTCATATGTTTCAAGGTATGTTCTTAATGCGTAAGGTGTATCTTTCATACATCTTACATATTCTATCATTACTTGTTCTTTTGTTAAACTCATAAATTGTATTTTATATAAATATAAAAACCCCCACTTAATTATAAATGGGGGTTTGTAAGTTAATCTTCATCTTCATCATCAAAATCGAATGTATCCCAATCATCGGGATTGAAATCGTCATCATCATCTTCTTTTTCCTCTGGTTCAATTGGTTTCTTCTTTTCAAACTTCATTTTTTCTAATGGTTTTTCTTTTTTCTTTTCGTAATTAATATCATCTATAATTTCTTGTGACAAATCTAAAAATCTATCGATTTGTTCTTTGTCATTTTTAAAAACCCCTAACATCATTTTATTGTAATCATCAGGTTTCCCCTCAAATTCTTGAGCCAACATCAATAATAAATCGGGTTCAATTTCATATGAATAACCATCAAGTTCCATATCCCATAAAAATCTTAATTGTTCTATTAGGGCTCTACCATAATTCATATTTTTGATTTCGTGTTTGTGGGCATCAGCTACACCCATAATTGTATCACCCACTTCTTTGTTTTTAGGTAATGTGAAAATAGAATCATAATATCTCGCCCCTTTAACCAATTCGTGCATAAGTAAAGGAAAATTTGGTGCGGCAGCATCAATAATCCAAACCCCATTTTTATCTAAATAGACATCACAATATGCGACTCTCCCTGTAACACTTTGAGCCATTCTTTCTAATTGTGCCGTGTTTTCCCAATAAAAACGAGAAGCCCCCGAACCGAACTTTTTGTATAAGTCAACTAATCTTGGGTCAATCGAATTTAATTCATCCTCAATATTGTTAACAGCATTAAATCCATCCCTCCAAGCAGCTCCTTGTGTTAAAGCATTTTGTATATGTCTTTGTTTTATTCTTTCGTCAAATGATGAATCTACTTGTTTTGCCTTTTCTATTTTTGTTGTAGGTATTTCTTGAGATAATCTTCTACCACCACTACCTTGACCTAAAATTGCATTTACCTTTATTTTACCATTATCAACCCCATTTTTTATATGAGGGTACATATTAAAAAATGTAACTAAAGCTAAATCTTGTAAATCACTTTTGTGACTTGATTCTATATTTGGTAACCCAAACATTAAAGATGTGAATTCTTGTGAACTTGGTGCTTTGTTTTCAGGATTGTCGTACAGATTTTTAGCTGTTCGTTCTATTCTGTTTTTTACATCATCAGGTAAGTAGTCACTAATCGGTGCTTCAAATAACCAATTTTTTTTCATTACTTCTTTTTTAATTTATTATAAAGTTTTTCCATCACAAAATCAAATTCTTCTTTCCCTTGAGGTCTTGTTTCAGGATTTTCGTATGGCGTAATTCTTTCAGGTTTTCTTCTTGGTTTTTCTTTTGGTTTTTCTGTTGGGGTTTTTGGTTTGGTAGCAGGTTCTTTTACACCTGGTTCAGACATAAATTCAAAGTCCATCATATCCAAATCAAAATCTTCATCTTCCCCTTGAGGTCTTGTCTCAGGGTTTTCGTATGGTGTTTCACGTGATGGTTTTCTTCTTGGTTTTTCCTTAGGTTTTTCAGTTGGAGTTTTAGGTTTTGTTACTGGTTCTTTTACACCAGGTTCTGCCATAAATTCAAAATCTTCTAACATTTCGGATTCACCGAAATAGAAATCCTCGTTAATTCTATTTTTTAATAAACCTAATAAATCCTTTTTAGTTATAGTTGGTTGTAATGATTCTTTAACCAATTTATCCAAATTCTTTTCTGTCATAAAATTTTCAAACGTTGGTCTCATCGACTTATTAACATTTTTTCCCATTTGAGATGCCGCAACAGAACCTATTTTTTCCAAATAGTTTGCCATCGTGAAATTCTCCTTAGTTTCCTTCTTTTTGTATTTTACTGTTTTTTCAGGATGTTTTTTTTCTGGCATATTTTTATATTGTTTCTTTGATGTACTCTTAGAAAATTCTTTAGCCATTTTACACCATTTACAATCATCACTTTTACATTTGTTACAACGAGCCCAAAATAATCCTTGTTGTGCTTTTGACTCGAATTTTTCATCTAACTTATCATCCTCCATCATTTCAACAGTAGTTTTCCCATCCTTGTTTGATACTACAGCGTTTTTTACGTCCATTGACCCACCAGGATTCAATGTGTAGATGTCAGTTGTCTTTGTTGATTTGGTCGCATTAATAGGTTGTGTTGTTTGTTCCTCAACCTTTTTTTTGTTCATTCTTTCATACAATGCGTTTATTGTACTTTCATTTAATGATACAATAAAATCAGGAGTGAGACCAATATCCAATAAAAATCCAACTTTATTATTAAGATTCATAAGAAAATTTTTTTTCAAATTCAAGGACTATATCCCTTTCATATAATTTATTTTTTACATTCTCCTCAGTTTCACCAAATCTGAAAACTAATCTTTTAACTAAATCAAAATTAATTAACTCAGATTCATTTTCCCAACCTAAAGCTACAACATCATCTATTGCATCAATCATTGAAAAATAATCTGATTTTTGTATGACTGATAGAGAAATTTTATCATTTTTTAAAACACCTACTTTTTTTATATGTTCTAAATCAGGTGGTAGTGGATAACCATTAGATGGTTTTGATTCCCACATTTCACCCCAAACATCAGTAATATTATCACTAAATATAAACTCGTAAATGTTATCACCTTTATAATTCGGACCTAATTCATTAACATATATCAAATAGTTCATATCAATCTACCACTTGTTGTTACGCCAAATTTTTCTCCTTCCATTTCAAAAACTAAAGTTCCCTTTTTGTTTTTACCAATAAGTTTAGCGGAGGGGTATTTGTTCAAAAATCTTTTTGAAGTTGATTCTTGTTTAAAGTTTTCGGATAACCTTTCCAACTTACTTTCATTAATATTTTTTGGAGTTTCATTGAAATACTTTTGTAATATTCTGTCAACTTTTGATTCAGATACACCATATCCCATTTCTTTCATCCTCATTTTGTGTTGACGTTCCTCAAAACTTTCTCTTCTTCCGTGTCTTGGGTACATTTCAGCCATTTCACCTTCTGGTGCAACTGGTATTTCAGGTTCAGGTAATTCTTCACCACCCATCTCAGGTTCAGGTAATTCTTCACCACCCATTTCAGGTTCAGGTAATTCCTCATCACTCATTTCAGGTTCTTCAATTTCTTCCCCCTCTTCAAATTTTGAAGTAATTTCTTCAATGTCGTCAGGTTCAAGTTTACTTAAGTCCAAAGCAGACAAAATTGAATTAATAACATATTTTACATCTTGGGATGACATATCATTATCTTCATCAGTACCAAATGTTCTAAGTTTTTGAGCTAATTTACCAGTAAGTTTTTGAATACTTTTGAAAGTAACAACATCTTCCTCTTGTGGAGTTTCACCCTCACCATCCATAGGAACTTCATCATCCATTGGCATCTCATCTGTCATAGGTTCTTCAGCGGGTAATGGTTCTTCGATAGGCATTTCAGTTTCAGGTGTTGCTGGTACAGCTGGTGGTGTCGCAGGTGCTGCTGGTGCTGGTGGAATTTGAGTTTCTTCTTGTTCATTGGTTTCACCACCTTTTACTAAAAAATATTTTTTGTCATCAATATTTTCTTGTTCGTTAAATAATGACAAGTTTCCTCTATAACCCTCATTTACATTTACCTCTTTCACAATAAGGTTTAAACGTTTCAATGCTTGTGAATAAGACGAATAATACTTTCTATTTTTCATCGGCTCAATATATTCACTAACTGATTCGGTCAACCCTTTTTTAATAACATATCCATTTTTTTCTTTTGTGATATGATATGTATTTCCATCAGCTAATGTTTTTGAATATTCTAAAGATTCACTCTCGTTAATTGACTGAGGAGTATTTAAATTATATTTAGAAATTTCCAAAATCCTTTGAATTTTTTCCATTCCTCCTAATTTTTCACTACCAATAGGTTTTAATTTTCCCATATTTCGATTTTTTTGTTATTATTTTTTATATATAAATATGTACAATTAATCAATTCTACATTTACTCAATAGAAAGTTTATTATCTATAAGTTTTAAAGGCGTTTTATATAATTTGTCAATATACCCATTTCTTCGTAATACTTTAAAAACCAAATTTTCCAAGCTCATTTCACCACCCCCTTTTAAACCACTTAATCTAAACTTTTTAAGTTTATTTTTAAATTGATTTAGTGTTTTTTCGATTGTGTCAATATCTTGGTCTTCCATATTTTTTATCGAAGAATCAATAGTTCTCATCCATTGTTTAGATTTATTTTTTACATCTTTCAAATCCACTTTAAAATCAAACCTTTTGGGTGTTTTTAACCATTCATCATTCAGTAACGAATAAACACCTCCACTGATACCTTGCATATCAGTATCCTCAATGAAAAACTCAACATCAAAACCAAACATTTTTACATCTCTTTTTTGATTGAAAATTACTTTTTTCAAATCAAAATATTCAACGTACATATCTTTAAGTTCATTGGAAAATTGTTTGTAATCAACTAATATGTGCACGTCAATGTCTGAGAACTTAGACCAATTATAGTTAGCTATTGAACCAACTACAATAATGTCTTCAATAACAACGTCAATGTCCAAACTTTCAATAAATTGGTAAGTTATCTCAAGTAAATTTTTTCTAACCTTTGGGTTTATTTTATATTTCTGACCTTCAGGGTCACCCATATGTTTTTCATTTGGTAGATACCATATTTTTGGATACAACTGGTCTTGTACCTCGAAACTACTTAAAATATTTTCAATATTATCCATGTCTGATAAATATTCACATACATTGGAAATATACATCAAACCTTTTTGTACTTGTAATTTTTAGCGATGGTGGAACTAAAAAACTTACCTTGGGATTCCGATAACCTGAATCTAGTGTAAATTGTGTGCGGTACTTCATCATATTCATATTTAGTTCCATTTTTGAATTCAACAATCATTTTTTTAGTTGCTGTATCATACTCACTTCTTACTAAATTACTTGATTGTACTTCATTTATAATTTTTGTACCTACTATTTCTTCTTTTAATATTGCCATTTTTTTAAATTTAAAAAACCCCCATTTATATCGGGGGTTAAAGTTAATTAATTTTTTTTAATTCATCTCTGATTTCTATAGCCCTTTCGAAATCTTGTTTTTCAATAGCTATTTCCATTTCTTTTTTGAGAGTTTCAATTTTCCCTTTGTTTTTCTGAAGTTCTTTTATTTCGTCTCTGATTTTAGCCGCCTGTTCAAAATCTTGGTTTTGGATACATTCGTTTAATTTAGTTTCCAAATCCCTCTTTGTATTTGAATTAGATGCTGACCATTTTGTGTTAGGGTTAATCACAAAATGAATCGAAGTAATAATTCCATCCTTTGTCTTTCTAACTGAATTTCTTAGTTTACTAAAATCAGTATCAATGTCATCATACTTTAAATTCTCCAAGAAACTTTCAAATGGAATTGTTGGTTTATGTTTTCCACCGAAAATCTCATCCAAAATTTTCTCAAATTTTTTATAAAAATCGTTATCCATAATAAATTGTTTGTTATTAAGTTTATTTTACTTAGTATTGTACGAATTATATACCAATTAATTAAGATAATCAATAATGTCACTTTGTAATTAAAAATACTGACATTTTGTCATTACAAGATTGTTGAAAATACCAAATAAAACATTATTATTAAATAAAAAAGTTATGATAGAATCTAAAGATGGAGATTACTCAAGTAAAGGTAAGGGCGACACACCAGTATTAAATAATTTTGCAAAAGATTTGGTTAAACTTGCGGAGGAGGGAAAATTAGACCCTGTTGTAGGTAGAGATAGAGAAATAACAAGAATAGCCCAAATATTATCAAGAAGAAAGAAAAATAATCCAATTATAATCGGTGAACCAGGTTGTGGAAAAACCGCTATAGTAGAAGGTTTGGCCTTGAAAATATTGAATGGAGATTGTCCAAGAAATCTAATGGATAAAAGAATTATGTCCTTAGATATGACCTCAATTGTTGCAGGTACAAAATATAGAGGACAATTTGAGGAAAGAATGAAGGTGATTATAGAAGAACTACAAGCCGCCCCAAATATCATTTTGTTTATCGATGAAATCCATCAAATTGTTGGTGCAGGTAATTCATCAGGTTCATTGGATGCCTCTAACATATTTAAACCAGCCTTAGCAAGAGGGGAAATCCAATGTATTGGTGCAACCACTTTGGATGAATATAGAAAGAATTTTGAAAAAGATGGGGCATTAGAAAGACGATTCCAAAAAGTAATTGTTGACCCATCAACTAAAGATGAAACATTACAAATTTTATTAAATGTCAAAGACAAATATGAAAATTACCATAAAGTAAATTATAGTGATGATGTACTTAAACTTTGTGTTGATTTAGCAGAAAGATATATTACAGATAGAGAATTTCCGGATAAGGCATTTGACATTATTGATGAAGTCGGAGCAAGAAGTCAGGTTGAAATTAAAATGCCCCAAATTGTGGAGGATTTGAAAACACAAGCCCAAGAAATAAAAAAACAAAAAATAGATGTTGTAAAAAGTCAAAACTATGAACTGGCTGCAGATTTAAGAGATAAGGAAACAAAAATATTAGATAAGTTAGAAGAGGAAAAAAAGAAATTCGAATTTGATTTATTAAACAAAAAGAAAGAAGTTAGTGTGGAACTAGTTTATGAAGTTGTATCTAATATGACTAAGATTCCTGTCTCAAAAATGGATTCTGATGAAACTAATAAACTTTCATCTCTTGATAACAATTTGGCTTCGAAAGTTATTGGACAATCAGAAGCTGTTCTTAAAATCGCAAAAGCAATAAGGAGAAATAGATTGGGGATTAAAGACCCTAATAAACCAATTGGTTCATTTATTTTCTTAGGCTCAACAGGTGTGGGTAAAACTTATTTAGCCAAACAATTAGCTAAGGAAATATTTGGTAGTGAAGAAAATCTAATCCGTGTTGATATGTCAGAATTCCAAGAAAAACATTCAATATCAAGATTAATTGGTTCACCTCCAGGTTACGTTGGTTACGATGAAGGGGGACAACTTACCGAACAAGTGAAAAATAAACCATATTCAGTTATTTTATTCGATGAAATTGAGAAAGCAAATAAAGACGTGTTTGCAACGTTACTCCAAGTTTTAGACGATGGACATCTTACTGATGGTCTTGGAAGAAAAATTAATTTCAAGAATTGTATCATTATTATGACCTCAAACCTTGGTGTCAAAAAACTACAAGATTTTGGTACTGGTGTTGGATTCAAAACAAACGCGAATGTTTACATTGAAGAGGAACATAAAAGGGATATGTTAAAAAAGGAATTGCAGAAATTCTTTGCCCCTGAATTCCTTAATCGTATTGATGAAATTATTGTTTTTAATACATTGAAGGAAGACGAAGTAAAACAAATTGTTAAATTAGAGGTCGATAAACTAATTAAAAGATTAGAAGGTTTGAATTATAATATTTCTTGTGATGATTCAGTTTTAGAATTAATTTCTAAAGTTGGTTTTGATGAAACATATGGTGCCAGACCAATCAAAAGAGCAATTCAAGATAAAATTGAAGATTTTGTATCAGAAGAGGTGTTAAATGGTAAAATTATAGAAAATGAACAATACATTCTAACCGTAGATAATGAAAGTATAATTTTCAAAGAAAAGGAAACCAAAAAAACCAAAAAGAAAAAAGGGACTGAATAGTCCCTTTTTTTATTATTTTATTAATTGTTTGAATCTATCAATTTCCTCTTTTAAATTTTCTTCTTTTTTCTTTTCCTCTGTACCCTTTGTTTCACCTGTACTTGTTAAAGGACTTGTTGACTTCTTAGTTGTTGTAGTTGTTGTAGTATCAAAATCAACCACTTCAGGTTTACTCAAATCTTCTTCAGGACTCATTTCATCCTTTGACATCATCAAATCTTTACCTATTTGCGCTCTCTTTGAACCAGGAACAACATCTAATCGTTGTCCACTCAATTTTTCAGTAGATAAAAGATTTATTTCACCTAAAGCTTTTTTGTAACCAGGAAAAAATGGTTCCCACTTTGTAATAACAAAATCCAAAAGTTTTAACAATCTCATTTTTTTCTCAGGTGCGATTGATAACTTATCAACTCTTGGTTTTAACTCCTTGAGTTCTTCCATAAATTTTTCAATGTCATCAAGTTCTTTAATTACTTTTTGACTTCTATTTTTAATTTTACTCAAAAATTTAAAATAACCAAAACTTTCACCTTTCATAAAACCTCTTACACCTTGGAAAAAGTCACTAGCTTTAGTACCACTTAGAATTTCGTCTAATTCTTCTGTTTGAGATTCAGTTTCTAAAATTATATTAGATAATCTTTCGATGTCACTTTCATTAATATTTCTATACTTACTCATAATTTTTTTATTTATAAATATAGTAATATATGAAAAAAAAATTATTTTTTAGTGTATTTTTTTGTACCCAACTCAGATATCATTTTCTTAGCAATATCCAAAGTATTATATACATCATCAACAATTACATATTCGTGTTCTGTGTGATAGTTGTAATAACCAACAGCAAAGTTTATACAGGAAAAATCAAATAGTTGTTTAAGTGCGTAAACATCAGTATAAGGGTGGGATTGGTATTTGTTTCGACTATTAAAACCCTCCGTTAATACTTTGTCACATTTATCGAAGAAATCACTACCCTTATCAAATAGTTTGACACCCATACAATACTCACTGACCATCCAATTACCAGGAGCATCAAATTGCATAACATAACCAACATTTGAGAAGAAATCTTTATCGGCTTTTTTTGACCCATGACATCCTGTTTCTTCCGATACAAAGAAAGCTGCTTTGACATTTGGTAATTGTTTTAATAACTCCAAACAAACATAAACACCACATTTGTCATCACCCCCAATTCCAGTGGGTAATCCTTGGTCATTAAAAGCCTTTAAGGCCATCTTTAATTCGTTTTGGTCATTGGGTAACATCATCTCACGAATATTGATTGTATCGAGCTCGTGAACGGTATCTGTGTGGGCAACGACACAAGGAAAATATTCAACCTCATCAGTTTGTTTGGTTGCATAAACATTTCCCATCTTATCAACAAAATAAGGAATATTATTTTCAACCAACCATTCGGTTAAAAATTGAATCATTAAATCCTCTTTATATGTTTTTGTGGGGACAGATAAAACCCTTTTTAAAAAATTGATATTTTGTTCCATAGAACAATATTACATAATTCTTTTCAATCTTTTTACTAAACTTTCAAAAAGTTCTGGTGAATGTAAATAATTAACAAACTCTTCTATTGTGTAACTTCTTCTTTCTCCCCTTCCTGATGATTTATTCCAATGAACTATTACTACTTTTGAGTCGTCTTTTCTAATTTCGTCAATTCTGAATGAATTTTCCGTGTTTGGTAATTTATATTGACCACCAATTTGGTAACCCATATCATTAAGTTTTTTCAATACATCGGCATAGTTTTTGAAGGCCTCAAACTTTTCAGGTTCATCTTCTATTTCTTCTAATATTGTATCCAATTGGTCACCAACAACATCATTAAATTGTTCAAAATCAAAATCCCAACTATCCATAGCCACTTCATTATAATAACCAATATCTAAGTCCATTTCTTCACCCAATTCCTTAAATAGTTCAACAATTGTTGCTTGTTTACTTTGAGTTTTTTTATATAAACTTAATAGGATATTTACGGTTGTCACATAATTTGTAAAAACACCTGATTTTCTGAAAACCCCATATTGTTGGAATACATCCGCAATATCTTTTATACCAATTTCTTTGATTTTTTCTACTGCGGATTCGTTTCTTAATGAATTGTACTCATCAGCAATCCTTTCACCAACCACCGGAAAATTGGTATCTAAGAACTGAACAACACTCTTATTATATTTATCCTCATCTTTGTCTTTTAAATCTTTTACACCAGGAATTAGAAATGAAACAATATCATCCAACTTTTTTTTGTTTTTATCATCAAATGAACCAAACATATAACCTTCTTTCCAATCGTCCCAAGTCATATCACTAGGTATCAAATCAAAAGAACTACCATAATAACTATTTCCAAATATAGACCCCAATATCCTTGCATCCCATTCACCTTCTTTATAGTCAAAAAAAGATATATATTCATCAGCATCAAACATAAGTTGAATCATACTCTTACCAGGATTCTTTTCGTTAAGTGTCATCCCATTTAAAGATTCATCAATGCTTCTCATATCCCATTTATCATATTTTTTACCCGCCTTAATTAATAACAACATTTCATAAGGGTTCTCAGGTTTAATGAACTCAACAAGTTTCGATTCTAATTGTGGATAATCCTCAATTACATCCATAAAGTTATTTACCATCCCATCAAAATCCAACACATCAGTATAGCCATTTCTTACTTGATTCAATACATAACTATTCTCACCATCTTTATCAACGATTAAATAGACATCACCATATCTATTGAACTTATTATATTCTCTCTTCAATTTTTCAGAAGCGTAGTAGTCCATAGCGTCATACCCTTTCACTTTGATAAATAAAACCTTATCATCCTCAAATTTAATCTCTGATTCTTCATCAGCTAATTCCTTCGGTGTCATAAAAAATATTTTTCTTTATAAATACCTTGGTTTATTCATTATTTATATTTATCCTTGTATAAAGTTAATTGAAAATATGGGGGTAATCTGGAATCGACTGACGTTGTTAGTTATTCGGGGCATGCCGGACCTGAACTAAGTCCGTTAAACTGGTTTGAAACGATACACGGCAACGTTATCAACAAACTTTCTGCAGTAGGTTTAATCCGTGCTGAAGAAGCGGTAGTAGCCTAGTCAATAGGATATTACTTTCGAGTCGGGGTGCATTAACTCAGGAACAGGAGCACTGAAGGGTTGTCTAACTAATTCTCATCCCTAAAAATGAATTGGCTGATTTTGTTGGTTTTGGTAGTAATTAAAATCAAATAGCTCGGAGCACTGCGAATAATGTTGTCCTAAGCATGTAGTCCTTAATAGTTAAGATGGACAGGAAAGGGTTCGACTCCCTATACCTCCACCGCAGAAAAAAATAAACCCCTCTTTTTAGGAGGGGTTTGTTGTTATAATACTTCTTTTTGATTTAATGACTTATCAATTCTTTTGTCTGTGTAACGAATTGAATCATCATATCTATCATTCATCATTCTCACCAAGTTATCGGTATTCAACCTTGAATTCTCCTCGATTGTTTCAAACCTACGAAACACGGATTCAAATTCGTGTCTGTAATCATCCCTTTGACTATCGATACCACGATAAACATTTTCAAATTGTCGTTGAACGTTGTCAAACTCGAATCTATCGTTTTGTTTTATGACAGCAATTTGTCTTTCAATTTTACTGACCCTGAACAAACCCCAAACAACAACTCCAACAAATGTTAAAGCAACCATCGAAAGCATACCCAAAGCAAAATAAGTAATTTCCATAATAATAAATTATTTAATCTTTATGTCCTAAGACATAAAAAATATAATATGATTACTTAAGAAGTAAAAGGATAATTGAAGTGAATCCTACTGTAACCCCACCAATACTTAATCCTGTTAACCACTTGTTTCTGTTCTTAGCTTTCTTAAATTCAGTATTCAGTTCTTTGTACATAGCTTGTTGAGATTCATCAATCTTTTTGTAACTACCAATAATTTTGTCCTTCTTTTCAATTTCTTTTCTCAACATATCACTCACACCTTGGGATTGGTCTAATGCAGTTTTGTACTGATTTTTAACCTCAAGACAATAATCTAATACACCATTACATTCTTTCAATTTACTTGTTACGATTTCTAAGGAATCATGTTCAATTGCTATTTGTATTGCAACCTTTCTATTGATTGTAAAAAGTGTATCTCCATCTATAACAACTAAATCTATTTTAGGACTTACGGAATCTTTGTTACTTTTTGCCAAATCTTGTGCGTAAACCATCGAGCAGCTCATCATTAGTACTATTAGTAATAGCTTCAATCTTAACATTGTTTTGAATTTTTAGTTGGTTTATTTTTGTTGATAAGTTTGACTCACTAATTCTAATACCAGTAGTAAGTGCATTTAGTTGGGATTCCATAGTTTCCCTTTCAGTTTTCATAACTTCCAATTCTTTATATAAAGAATCAATAGCTTTTCTTTCAGCATCTATTAGTTGTTGGTGGAGATTTCTAGTTTCCTTTGCGTTATAACTTATCAAATAACCCAAACCCATTCCAATAAACAAAATAGACACCACAATAATCAAGGTGTGTTTCCAATTCATATTATTTAGTTTTTTTATAATTATAATTTTAACAAAAAATTTTTCAACACCATTTGACTTATTAAAGTTTAATGCGTATTTATTAAGTGTTTAATAACTAAATCAAATTAAAATCTTAAATTTTTTAGACAAAATGAGAAAATTACTTTTTGGAACAATCGTTGTTCTTAGCACTGTTCTTGCTTCTTGTGGAACTACTGCAGCTACTGAAGAAAAAACTACAACTACAGATTCTACAGCCGTTGAAACTACTACAGTTACAACTCCATCTGTTGATTCAGCTAAAGTTGAGAAATAGTTATAATTTCTTACAAAAAATAAATCCCCACTTTTTAAGATGGGGATTTTTTTATTTTATAAGTTGTTTAATTCTTTGCACTTCCTCTTCTAAATTTTCTTTTTCTGCTTTTTTCCTTTTCATTCTATTTTGAAGATAAGTACCAGCCATTCCTAATAAATGAAAGGGGACTAAACCAACATCTAGTAAAGAAAGTTTACCAGGTTCATAAGTTTTTAAACCAGGTACATATTTTTCTTTCTTATTTTTTTCTTTTTGTTTTTCGAATTTATCTGAAGTTTCTTTGTCTTTAATTTGGATTTCCTTTTCTTTTGATACATTTTTTTCTTGTTTAGGTTCTGTTCTAAGATTTACACTACCAGTGAAGAATGGTGTTATCAATTGTTCCAAATTACCTGAATCTACAATTTCCATACTGAAAGGACTTGAACTTGTTTTACCTATAATTTCCCCCATTCTTACAGTATCCCCATTAGATTTATATATGTCACCTAATTCATAAAATTTAGTAGTATAAGTGTCTTTTGAAAAAAAGTGTTTAATTTTAACTAGTCCCTTCTTCTTATCAACACCATAAATCTTTCCATCAAAAGGGGCGTAAACATCAACACCATTTCTATAAGGGGTATAAGTCCATCTTTTGAATTTACTTGTATCTAAATTAGCATCTGTTGTTGGTGGATAAAATTTTACCATAAATTTATTGTTTCAGGTGATTCATTAACACCCCACCTAAAGAACTTGCATGAACTGCGAGGTGATTTATGGTTTCCATATCCAATTTTGTTTTTCTTTTGGTAAAATCAATTCCTAGTGTACCAATGAATTTGTTATCAATTGTTTTGATGGCAAATATATATTGAGATTTACAAGCCGTTTCTTCGGCAATATACTTCAACCCATAAGTTGCAATTGTTTCATCCTTAAAATCAACAATTTCAATAACATCATTTTCGAATAACTGATTGATTGATTTTGTGAAGAGGTTTACAGGTAGGTTTTTGAAGGTATTTTGTTTTGAGGTAGCATTAGGACCGACAGCTTCATAAATCATACTGAATTTGGCCATAGATTTGCCCGTAGGATAAAAATTACCACCATTGTGGAACTGAGTAACCCAAACTCTATCACAATTGATTTCTTCCCTGATGTGTTCGATTTTTGACATTACCAATTCCCCAACTTTCAGGGCATCGTGTAACATATCGGGTTTTTTCTTTTTCTTATCTAATAGATTTTTAACATATAACAATGTCACAGGTCCCATCACCCCTGTTATAAACGCTACAATAATATCTGATGACATAAGGTTAAATATTTTTAGTTATTATAAATAATAAATATTGACCTTTAACAAAAAAAGTACAACACTATGTTGTACTTCTATAATTTTGATTGGAAATCACTTAATAATTCTTTTGTGAACTCAATTCCATGTCGTTCTTGGAATGTACTTGTTAATCTATCTGTTGACAATCCTTGTTTTTTTAGTAGAAGATATGCCATTAAATCTGCATCAATTTCATCTTCATCGTATCTTATTCCACCAGTGTGTCCTAATAATAAATGAGAAACTTCGTGTGCCTCAACAAATCGTAAATCATCAAATGTCAAATCTGTATCAACAAAAAGTTCACCATCAATCATAATGGTTTTGGTCTTTGGGTAATAAAAACCAAAACCATATTTGTCAAATAATCTTGTCATCATATCGTAATTCTCATTTTCTTTGAAAATTACAGAGATGGTAACATCATCAACAAAAACACTCGGATATGATATGATATCTTGATTCATTTCTATTTTAATTTACACCACCCAAAACAAACTTTACCGAATGTTATTTTGGAAATGAAATTACAGATAAATTTTTTCATAATTCTTTTTCTTGATAAATATTATGGTCTGCGAATTTCAAACCATAATTCAAACCAATCATTGCCATTTGTCTCTTAGCAAAATCTTCGGTCATCTTCATCTTTTTCTTAACTTCTTTCACACCCCACTTTTGCCATTGGTCATATTGGTCTTCAGTTATTGTCCATTGAGCATACCAATCATCTTTTCTATCTTTGATATCTTCGAATGTAACATTATGACCAGCAAATTCGAACATCTTGTTGATGATGTCTATTAGTAATTGTTCTTTTTTTTGTTCGTATGATAATCTCTTAGCCATAGTAATAATTATTTTAATTGTTATGAAAAATCAGTATAAGGTGCAACTCTTAAACCATCAATATATTGTTCTTTTTTTTCAAAATCGTGGGAGTATTGACGAGGATGTTGTCTACGATATGTTTCCCCATCCAATCCATCAGGTTGTCCCCATTCTAAGGCCATTTTGATGAACTCCTCAACATCCATTTCTTCACCATATTCATCAACTATTCTACCAGTTCGTATAAAGTTAAATAATTCCTCTTTGTTTGAGTAATAATTGTTATCGTGAAAATTCCATAAGAATTTCCAACCACTACTTCTTTTACCCAAATGTATTGAAGTCCCCATAGTGAATATGTCCCAAGCAGAATATCTATCAAATCCTACCTCAAAATTTGTGAACTTACGTTCAATCATATATGGTGAGACTACTAAGTTGGTAACATTCTCAATTAACTTAGCTTTTTTTTGTTCCATTTCTTGGACACTTGGTATTCTGTAGTAATTTGTTCCCATTGTGATATTGTTTTATTGTCTTACAAAAATAGAAAACCCCATTCTAATTTCAAAATCAAAATGGGTTTTTTTTTAAATTTTATTGGGAAACTCTGAAAGACCAATCTATTTCCCACTCTCTTTGACCACCACCATAACCTGTGTCGAAATAGATACCAACCATACTACATAAATGTTCAATTTCACGAACTTTACCTAAGTCACCTTCACACTGAAGACCTAAACAAATAGTTTTCCATTCTGTTGAGGGTAATCTATCTGGTCTGTTATATTTTTCTTTTGTGTCAGGTGTTACTATAGAATCTTTGATTAATACTTCTATTCCTTGTTCTTTTAGTTCATCAACTTTCTTCATTAGAAAGTCATATGCTTCATTGATATTCATTTTTCTTTAAAATTTCTATTAAACTATCTAAATTACTGCTATTAAAAAAATGTTTTTCAAACCCCTCATTTTCGAAATGTATAAATAACAATACTTCATCTTGTGGAAAAACATCTAAGACAATCTTTCCGTTCCCAAAACTAAAGTTTATCTGTAGTTCATCAT